AAACAAAAATTGGTACAAAAAAGAGAATTGTTAAATATAAAAAGAAAGCTCAACCGGATTATAATGCAATCAGATATTTATTAGTTGTTAAATTTGGTAGAGAGTTTAATGAGAAAAAAGAAGAAATAGACGCAATGTTTGAGCGATTAAAAGCACGAGAGGAGAACTGGTCGAATGCAAGTAGTGATGAAGATAATAACAAGTCTTAAGGAATATGATAATAATCCAAGATGTAATGATGAAGCAGTCGAAGCAGTTGCTAATTCAATTAAAGAGTTTGGATTTAAGGTTCCCATTGTAGTAACAAGTAATAACGTCATTATTGCCGGACACACCCGTTTAAAAGCCTCTGTGTTGCTTGGGTTAAAAGAAGTGCCATGTATAATCGCAGATGACTTAAATGAGCAACAAATCAAAGCATTTCGCTTAGCTGATAATAAAACAGCTGAACTAGCAACCTGGGATTTTTCCAAATTAGAAGATGAGATATCTTTATTAGATATAGATATGCTGCAGTTTGGGTTTGATGAAATGGAAAGTTTACTTCCCGATAATGCTGAAGATGATGATTTCGATGGCGTTGATGAAATACCAGAAGTACCATTTACAGAACCAGGAGATATTTATGAGTTAGGAAAACATAGAGTAATGTGTGGTGACTCTACTAATCCTACGCAAGTAAATATACTTCTTAATGATAAAGTGGTTGATATGACTTTTACAGATCCACCATATAATGTAGATTATGAAGGAACAGCAGGCAAAATAAAGAATGACAAGATGGAAGATAATAACTTCTATCTTTTTTTATACAATGCATTTCAAAATATGTTTGATCATACAAAACCTGGTGGAGCAATCTATGTTTGTCATGCTGATACTGAAGGACTTAACTTTAGAAACGCATTCAAGAATGCTGGATACAAATTAGCTGAATGCTTAGTCTGGGTTAAGAATGCACTTGTACTTGGTAGACAAGATTATCATTGGAGACATGAACCAATTCTCTATGGATGGAAAGAAGGAGCGGCTCATTACTTTATTGATGATCGTACCCAAGATACCATATGGGAATATAACAAGCCAAAGAAGAATGAAGAACATCCGACTATGAAACCATTAGAGTTAGTAGGTAGAGCAATCAGTAATTCCTCAAGAAGACATGAAACCATCTTAGATTTATTTGGTGGTTCAGGTTCAACACTAATTGCAGCTGATCAACTTGATCGCAAATCTTGTTTAATGGAACTTGATGAAAAGTTTGTGGATGTGATTGTTAAGAGATATATTAGACATACTGAAAACAATGAAAATTGTTATTTGATAAGAAATGGGAAAAGGTCTCCAATTAGTAATTTTAATGAGTTTGAAATAAACTCACTATAGTGAAAAAAGTGCTTGCTATTTAGTCTCTTTAGAGTGATATATATAGTAACAAAAGAAAAGGAGACTATTTATGTTTAAAGAATTTAATGCACACCCAAAAGGAATTAAAACTGGAGACTGTACAGTTAGAGCAATTGCGACAGTAACTAACACTGATTATTTAGAATGTCGTCGAGAGTTGAATCGCAAAAGAAAAGAACTAGGACATTCAAGTTATAAGGATACTAAGTTCCTATATGATTACCTGAAAGGTTATCCAAGATTAATATTTAAAACAGTTAAGGGAGAACCAAGAATTAAAGGAACTGATTTTACAGAGTTACATCCTAAAGGAAAATACGTCCTTAAAATGGCTGGGCATATTGTTGCCTGCATTGATGGAGTTATACTTGATACTTGGGACTGTTCTTATCGCTCGGTATATACAGCATGGGAGATTACAAAATGAAAACAAATTTTATAAGAAAAGCAATGCCTGATGAACTTCTTCCTCAAGATGAGTTTGTGATTGAAAAAGAAGTAGTTATTGATTCGGATTTGTTCGAATGTTTCATTCAGGATCCACTTAACGATTATGATTTTATCAAAGAAAACATTGATCTAATGTATTGTGATAACGAAGGAACATTCCACTGCATATTTGTTACTTCAGATAAGCACAGTTTTGGAATCCTAGTTGAAAGCGAAGGATACCATTATGCAAGATACACAGCATATTTACCAAAAAACTAATAAGGGGCTGTAAAGAAATAGCCCAAAGATAAAAAATTGATAAAAACAAAAACCAGACTCATTCGAGACTGGTTTTTTGGTATAATTATAGTATGATAAATACACATAATTACATAGAGAATTATACAACAAAACAATTGGTATTACCACTGAATTTAGAAATTATTTTAGAAAAAGATTCAGAAGTATATACCTATCTTGAACTCATGAAAGGAATAAAGCTAGAAAAATACTTCGGTAGAGAAAGCAATATAGGGAGAATACCGAAAAACAGAGTCAAGATAATGAATGCCATATTATTTGGTTACATGATTGGATATAGAAGTACAAGAAGGCTTGAAGAAGCATGTAAGAACGATATCAGATTTATGTATTTGATAGAAGGAATGGCAGCGCCGTCCCATACCTTAATCAATAATGTCATGAATGAAATCAAGGAAAAACTTGATTCGTTATTAGTAGAGATAAATCAAGAAATAATGAAGCGAGAAGATATTGAAACAGATAAATTGTATATCGACGGAACAAAGATTGAAGCAGACGCGAATAAGTATACATTCAAATGGAAGAAATCGATACTAAAGTTCCGGGAGAAACTATATCTAAAAATAACAAAAGCAATCCCAGAACTAAATGAACTAATGAAACAGCATGAATACAAACAAATCAGAACAAAAGAAAAATATAAAGTTAGAGAACTAAAAAAGATAGTGAATCGATTAGTAGAGATAATCGATTCTTTAGGTATCAAATGTGTATATGGAAAAGGTCAACGAAAAGACCCCATACAGAGAATATATGATAATTTTCAAGGATACTATAATAATAAGTTACAGGAATACAAGAAAGACTTAGAAATCATAGGACCTAATCGAAATAGTTATGCAAAAACAGATCATGACGCAACCTTTATGCATATGAAAGAAGATCATATGAGGAACGCGCAACTAAAGCCAGGGTATAATGTACAAATCGGTGTTAGCAATGAATATATAATGGTCATTGAAGCTTTTCAAAATGGAGCGGACCAAAAAACATTCAAACCTGTACTAGAGAAATACAACCTTATGTATAATAATTATCCTAAATATCCAGTCGCAGACGCAGGATATGGAAGTTACGATAATTATAGTTATTGTCTTGATCATGAAATGGGACTATATCAAAAATATGGATTATGGGCAAAAGAAAGAGAACCACAGTTTAAAAATCAAATATATAAAAAAGAAAACTTCAAACAAGATAGAAATGGCAATTATAGATGTCCTAACAATAAGATATTCGAAAAAGTGCGAGAATATCAAAGTAAGAAGATTACATATAATCACACAATCAATGAGTATGAATGTTTTTACTGTATGAAATGTCGACAAAAAAAGAACTGTACAAAAGCAAAAGAAAATAGAAAAATTACTGAAATCGTTGGATATCAGAAGATGAAAAATATAGTGATTGAGAACCTTGACTCTGAACTTGGTATAGAGCTTAGAGTACAGCGTTCTATTCAAGTTGAGGGAGCATTTGGAATTATTAAAGAAGACATGAAATTTCGTCGTTTTACTAGAACTACGTTTTCTGGCATTAAACTAGAGCTAAATTTAATCGCAATTGGATATAATTTAAAGAAATTTCACAATAAACAGTTTCGAACGGTTAACTAACAACTAAATAAGCTATAGAAAAATTACTTCTTTAGAGAAGTGTATTTGTTTATACTTAAAAAGGCACCAATGTGTGCCTTTTTTGTTTTTTTTAAAAGAAAGAACCTGTAGTTTTTAAAAATCTTCTCAGATTCTTAATTCTTTACAGGCCCTTACTTTATTATAAAAAATCATAAATTGTCATTCATGTAATTTTCAAAAAATTCCTTAAAACTTAAGAGGTCCTCGCTAATCGGAGAGGAAACTGAATCTTTTATACTTCTATCTTTTTTAAAGTTTAAACCAATGTTGAGTAAAGAGATTCTTTGTTGAATATCGAAATCATCATTATTCCTGTAAAACATATACCTGTCATTACATGAAAATGTAATTGCTTTTCTGTGTATTTCAGAGAAAGTGAAAGAGATTCCTGTAGCAGGGATATTGTTATTATATTGTAATATTACATCTATAACTTCATTAAATACAAATAAATGAATAGGATTTTTCGCATAAACTATTTTTTTACTACTGACTAATTGCAATAGATTCATTTTATAAATATCTTCCTTGTCTTTTAATTCAAGGAAATCAAGATTTTTGGATTTTGGATATATTTTTTCGTCAATACACAGTAATGAAATGCGAGGAGATAGTGGTGTTAGGACTATTAAACCGGACATGACAGGGGCATTGTGATTAGGTTGAAAAGGATTGATTAGAACAATCGGATTATCACTGGAAATAAAGTCAATATTTGTTTTATTAATACAAATGAGCATTTTAAGATCTAATGTAATACTTTCTATATCTTTCGCTATTTTTAAACATAATCCTGCTTCTTGTCTAGTGTCAATGTTGTTTGCAAACTGATTAGTCATGTACCGCAGTTCTTCTTTAGTAAGTTCTTCTTCTAGAAATTGAGAAGTAATTGCAGTCATTTTAGAAAACATTTCTGTTTTCATTCTTGTTGTATTATCTCTACTGTCAGTAGTCCGTAACCTTTGAAATGATATAAATGAATTCATTAGTATTTTTTGCTCTTTAGATAAAATTTCGTATGGGTTAGCGAGGATTTCATTTATAAGAGGAGCCCACTTTGTTTCTAATTTTTGGAGTTTCATTTCCCATTCTTCATCCTCACCATACATATAATCTTCATAACACTGAGACGTGTATGGGATGTCTTTTATGAGTTCTCTACTTTTTATATTAATAATAGAAAATTTTTTCTTGCTATTAGCAAATGATTTCAAATAAAACTGTGGGACGTAATGTTGATGTTTTCTTTTGCTCATTTACATGATTCTCCTTTTTTAGCTTATAAATAATTATATCATGTAACGAATCAATTAAACAAACAATGTGGGAGGTATTAATGAAAATAATTACAAGTGAATCAGTATTTAATGGACATCCTGATAAGGTATGTGACCAAATCAGTGATGCAATACTAGATGCAATTTTAGAACAAGATAAAAATGCAAGAGTAGCAGTTGAGTGCGCTATCAAAGATGACTTAGTATTTGTTTTTGGAGAAGTCACAACAACTGCTATTGTTAATTATAAACAAATAGCTAGACAGGTATTAAAAGATATAGGTTATTTAGATACTTTTAATGTGGTTACAAAGATAAGTGAACAATCATCTGATATTGCGCTTGGAGTTGATTCTAATGAATTAAAAGAACAAGGCGCAGGAGATCAAGGGATTATGTTTGGTTACGCTTGTAATGAAACACAAGAGTTTATGCCATTACCTATTATGCTCGCAAACCAAATATCTAAAGAAATGGATAAAATCAGAAAAGAAAAGTACTCACATATTTTTGGCCCAGATGGAAAATGCCAAGTATCTGTAGGGTATGAGAATGGTAGACCAAAGAAGATTGAAACTATTGTTGTATCCGCTCAGACGAAACCAGGAATAGATGATTTAATTATAGAAAGTATAATATTAAATGAAGTTCTAACAAAAGTGTTTGATATATATACTATCTTTGATGCTAAGGTATTAATCAATCCAACCGGCGAATTTATAATAGGTGGACCGTATGCTGATTCAGGATTAACTGGTAGAAAGATAATTGTTGATACGTATGGTGGCTATGCAAAACACGGTGGTGGTGCTTTCTCAGGAAAGGACGTAAGCAAAGTTGATCGTAGTGCGGCTTATTATGCAAGATACGTTGCAAAAGCCATTGTGGGGGCAGGTCTTGCCACACATTGCGAGGTTCACTTGAGCTATGCAATTGGTGTTGCAAAGCCAGTGAGCGTCTTAGTAAATACATTTGATACAGGCGTTACAAGTGATGAAGAGATACAAGCTCTTGTTAATTATATGTTTGATTTCAAACCTGAAAGCATAAGAAAAGAACTTGATTTAGATACAGTCAAGTTCCAGGAGTTAGCAAAGTATGGACACTTTGGTAGAGAAGATTTAAATGTTCGATGGGAACATGTAGACGATAAGATTAAGCAATTGAGAGAGCTTTATGGCAAAACCTAAAGAACTACATAGGTTCTATAAATCTATTCAATGGAAAGTAGCAAGAACTATCAAGATTCAGGAAGCTAATGGAAGGTGTGAACGATGTGGTGCTTTAGGAGAAGAAGTTCATCATAAGATACGACTAACAATTCTGAATATAATGGATGTAACCATAAGTTTGAATCAAAAGAATTTAGAGTTTCTATGTAAGAAATGTCACAATGTAGAACATAAGCGTTTCTCGAAGCAACAACAATTTGATGAAGATGGTAATTTGATTTCACGATAAACCTCGTTTTTATAATTCATTTTTGATATAATGGTTATAAAAAGGGGGTTGTACATATGATAAAATCTAACGTTATTAGTGTGGAGAAAAAAGACAATAAAATTGAACTACATAAAAATTCCTTTATAGATAAAATGGTACTTCTTTTTAATATAGGTGGCGTAGTTATACCACCATTAGCTCTTGTGGGTGTTGGATTGAGTTTGATTAATAAAAAATACGCAGAAGAAAATCTAAATATTCTAATAGAGCATATACAAAATCAAGAAATTAAGATTTCCGAATTTCAGAAATTGAACAAAGATAATATAAGAAACTTTTCCTTCAATGTACAAAAAATTATTGAGGAAGTTACACAAGGACGAGCTAAAGAGAAAATCAATATTTACGGAAATGCTTTATTATATGGTATTGACAATGGTAGCATATTTGCAGATGACGATAACTTTAGTGAGAAAATAGATCTAATTGCTAATTTAAATATAAATGATTTAAGAATTTTAATTAAAATGGACAAAGAAAAGCAGGTTTTTGGAGACGATACGATTGTTCACACTGAGTTTAGAGCTGATTTAGTTCAAACCACTCATTTCATGAATGGTAAAAAAGAAAATTATCTTGGCTTTGATGATTTTGATATACATAGAATGTATAAACTTGTATCTCTAGGTTTAGTAAAAGAAGAATATAAGTCAGAAATTGACTCATTTCGTTCAACAGGTAGTAAAACTATTATAAAAACAGAAATCGAATTTAAATTAACAGAATATTTTGACTCATTAAAAAAATATATAGAAAATAGTAAGGAAAAGTTTGAAAATGCCCCCCCTACCTAAGAAAAACAATATATTTAAGGGTACCGTATAGGTGGGCAACCAAAATACGCAAAGTAGAATTTTTGAATATCAGAAAAGAGGTTCTAATTATGATTAACCAGTATGTTAACAATATATTCTCTAAAAATAGAGAATCATTAATCGATACATACAAGCTTAATACCAAGAAGGACATAGAACATTTTAAACGTAAAATAATGAGTTTAGACATGAATTTTTCCGTTTTTTTTGAACAACATTATGAAATAATGGATCTTTGTAACAAAAAGAATTATGATACCATTGCAATGACAGTTGCATATAAGTTGATTGATAATTTTGGTTGGATGTATAATGAAAAAAAGAAAATAGGCAGTGCATATACATTTAAGCATTTTGTTTCTTCTTTTCTTATTAGAAATCTAAGTGATGATGTTACAGTTGATGAATTATGGTCATCACGTTGTGGCATGTATCATCAAAATACTTATGAGTCAAATCATACAGCCAAAGATGATAGTGATATAAGATTTGTTGTTTTTTACTCTAATATAAAAATTTCTAAAAAAGATTTATTAAAAATAGTAAATACTATAGATTATAAAGCTGAAGATTACTGCTTTTTACGTATGGATGAACTTTTTAAAACAATTAAAATATCTATTAATGAGTTTTTTGAATATGTTATTGTTAGTGGAAGATTATATGAAATAATTAACAAAATGGCTATGATGCCTTTATGGTATGCTTATATTGATGTCTAGAAATGAAATATGATAAATAGGGAGTATAAGCGACTAAAATCGCTTTTTTCTTTGGTTGATGAATCAAAGAAAGAATTAGTAGACAATTTAATATATCAAGCTGCATTTATGAAAGTAGAACTGGATAAACTACAAGTACAAATAACAAAATATGGTGCAGTTCAAATATCAAGCAAAGGTGCTCAAAGACAAACCGAAGCAGCTAAGTATTATACAAAACTTGTAAATTCATATGGTACTGTAATAAAAACATTAAACACAATACTAGGAACACAAGTTGATGATGGAGATGATGCATTTGATGAATTTCTTAAAAGAGCAAGTTGATGAACTATTTAATTGAATACTGTAAAGAAATTGAATCAGGGAATATACTTGTAGGGGATGAATTAAAAATAGAATTAGATATACTAATTCAAGACTTAGATAATCCTAGATATATGTTTGATGAAAAGCCAGGCAATCTTCGAATAGATTTTATAGAAACCTTTTGCAAACACACTAAGTCGCCATTTAATGGTATGCCATTCATTCTTGAACTTTGGGAAAAAGTAATAATTCAATTGGCTTACGGCTTTAAAATGGCTGATACTGGATTAAGAAGATTTAATGAAGTCATTTTATTAGTAGCTAGAAAGAATGGTAAAACTACATTTGTTGCTGGAATAGATATAGCTGAATTCTTTTTATCTAGAGGTGGTGTTGATATCATATGTGCATCTAACACTACAGAACAGGCCAATATATTATTTGAAGAGATAAATAATATGAGAGAGCAGTCTCCAGCTTTATCTAAAGAGAAAAGAAGTAAGAAGAATATATTCTTTATCTATTCTCCTAAGACAAAAAACAAGATTAAGAAACTCTCTGCTCAATCAAGAAATAAAGACGGATACAATATAGAGGTTGGTTGTATTGATGAAGTACATGAAATGACTGATTCAAAAGTATATGATGCTATTAAACAAAGCCAATCAACAAAGAAAGAACCTCTAATATTTATAATAACCACCGAAGGAACAACTGTTGGTGGTTTTTTAGATAACAAATTAGATTATTGTAGAAAAATGTTAAAAGGTGAGATCAAGGACGAGAGAGTTCTACCCTGGTTTTATACACAAGATTCAACAAATGAAATATATGAAAATCCTAAGTCATGGCAGAAATCAAATCCAAGCCTTGGAGCTATTAAACTAAATAGTTATTTAGAAGACCTAATGAATAAATCAAAACATGACTTATCAACAAGAGTTACTATGTTATGTAAAGACTTTAATATAAAGCAAGTTGAGCAAGGTTCTTGGTTAGCGTTTGACGAGTTAAGTAATGGAGACAAATATAACTTGGATGATTTAAGAGATAGTTATGCAATTGGTGGTGTTGATTTGTCATCAACTACAGACTTAACGGCGGCTATACTTGTTATACAGAAAAAGGATAGTTCAAAGAAGTATATAATCCCTCACTTCTTTATGCCTAGTGAAGTAATAGAAAAAAGAATTGCTGAAGATAGTGTTCCTTATGATATATGGATTAAGAAAGGGTTTATTACATTAACCGAAGGAAATCAGAATGATTTTTCATTAGTTACTCAATGGTTTATGAAGATGATTCATACTTATCAGATTAGACCACTATGGGTTGGTTATGATCCATGGAACTCACAGTATTGGGTTAAGGAAATGGAAGATATGGGTTTCAATATGGAGAAGACTAGACAAGGTGTTTATACTTTATCTGAACCAATGAAACAATTAGAAGCAGATTTAAAAAATGGCTTAGTCAATTATAATAACAATCCTATTTTGAAATGGTGTTTATCAAACACTCAAGCTAAGGTCGATTTGAACGGTAATATACAACCATCAAAGCTAAACTCAAAATATAAAAGAATAGATGGTACAGTAGCAATGATTATTGCGTATGTTGTTCTAAATAGATTTAAAATAGATTATGAAAATATGTTATAAGGTTTAAAATTTTATAGGCTAATGTTATAATTTTTGTAACGAGGTAATGTATGAAAATAACAAATAGTAAAAGATTAGTAAAAAATGGCTGGTATAAAACAAAATTGACGATATTCGATAACGGAGATAAAGATAAAGATATTACAATAAGCAGTGGAGATATTCGTTTCTTTAGATATAGACCAATTAATGACTATACAATTTCAGCACTAATGAGGCATGAGTTTTGGGCTAGTCAACCAGTAACTTTCAATGATCCATATGATTGGTATGTTACTTTTAATCCTAAAAAAGTATTTTTAGCTAGTCAAAAAGCAGGTAATATTGAACAGTCTGATTTGCTTAAGGATAATAAGTTTTTATCAGAAGTAACAAAATTAACGACTGATATTGTAAAAAAGTCTGTATATATAACTTCCTTGAGTGAAACTGTTGAGAACACTACAATGTGGGCACATTATGCAAATAACGGTTCTGGTTTTGCTGTTGAGTACTCATATGACCAATTAGAAGATATTAGAAATCTGTATATTAGTGATTTGCTTAATCATTACAAAATAACTCATGAAATCACTGATGATGAAATTTCAAAAGAGCAATTAGATAAATGGTACAAGCTGAATTCTATTTTATTGCCTGTTGAATACTCTTTAAAGGGACAAGATTTTACAAAAGAAATGCTAGAAGAAATAGAAAACCCATCAAAAGTATACATAAATAGTAAAGAAGATTTTTTGGAGCATTTAATTGATATAAATAATGATGTAAATTATAAGAAGAATAGAAGCATGAGAAATTATTTGGCTATTTCAAAAAATAGTAATTGGAAGTATGAGAGAGAGTGGAGGATGGTCGTTTCTTGTATTGAGGTTCTCAAAGAACATACTATTCTTGCATATTCTAAGCCGAAAGGTATATATATAGGAGAATTTATTAAAGATAGTGATAAGTTGTTGATATGTTTAATTGCTAAAGAAATGGATATAACTTTATATAAAATGTATACAAAATATACAAAAACAGCTAGAAAGCTGAAATATAAAAAAATGACTAATGATGAGATCAATGACGTAATTGAGTTAAAGAATGAGTTTCATCTTAGATTACGAGAATTACTTTAAATAGGAGAAAGTATGCCGATATTTAAAAGAAAAAAGAAAACTGGTTCATTTGATGCTCTACAACTTATAAGCAATCTTAATACGTTTTATACACCATTTGGAACGAACATATCCAAAAGTGATGTTGTTAAGATATGCATTGATAGGGTCGCATCGCAGTGTGCTAAGTTAAAACCAAGATACATAAAAACTGAAAATGATAAGACAGTAACCGAGAAAAAAGGTCGACTGTCTTTTCTTTTGAAATATAAACCAAATGAAGTAATGACCCCTTATGATTTCTTGTATAAAACAATTACGTTATTATTGCTGAATGATAATGCTTTTATCTATCCAAAGTTTGATAAGCAGACAGGGGAACTTAAAGGTATTTATCCACTAAGACCTGTAACTGTAGAAATGATAGTCGATGAAGGAGATATGTATTTCATTAGATTTCTATTTGATAATGGAGAAGCATATACCTTGCCATATGACAATATTATTCATTTGAGAAAGAACTATAGTCAAAACGATATATTCGGCGGTACAGGTTCAACTGGTGATCATGAAGCGTTATTGAAAACAATAACAATTAATGATAACTTGCTCCAAGGAATAGATAACGCGGTTAAGTCCTCTATGCAGATTAAAGGTATTATCAAAATGAATGGTATGTTATCAGAAGCCGATAAGAAGAAACAACGTGAGTTATTCGATGCTGCTCTATCTGAATCAATGACAGTAAAAGGGAGTTCAATAATACCAATTGATCTTAAGTCAGAATACATACCATTAGATGTGGATCCTAAACTGATTGATAAGGATACATTAGAGTTTTTGCAATCAAAGATACTTGACTACTTCGGTGTATCAGTCCCAATATTTACAAGCAAATATTCAGAAGATGAATATAACTCATTCTACGAGTCAACCATTGAGCCTCTTGCTATTCAATTAAGCGAGGCTTTTTCTTTAGGCTTATTAACAGATAAACAACTAGAACGAGGAGAACAAATAATCTTTTATAGTGAGAGATTACAGTATGCTTCATGGAATACAAAAGTAACGGCTATTGAAAAGCTCATGAGTCTAGGAATTATGTCTTTAAATGAATCAAGAGCACTGTTAGGATTAGAGCCTATTGAAGGTGGAAATAAACGACTTCAATCATTAAACTTTGTTGATGCAGACAAAGCAAATCTATATCAAGTAGGAAAACAGGAGGAATCAGATAATGAAGATAACAGTTAATGGAAAAATATCAGAAGAAGCGTTAAAGGTTGTTTTAGAAACACAGAAAAAGAAAGTCGGTATTATTGATGACTATTGTAAGAAAGAAAAATTAGGGACCCTTATTTATAAAGACTCAGAGCTTGAATATGAGTATCAAAAAGAAGTAAAACAACCTAAACCCAAGAAAGTAGAGGTAAGAAGTAATGCTAAGGGAAACTAGACTAGCAGATGTAACTTTAGAAGAATCAGATGGAAAGATGATTCTTGAAGGATACGCTATTGTATTTAATAATGAAACTCTTATTGGTGATGAGGAATATGGATTTATTGAAGAGGTAGATTCAAGAGCATTATCAGAAACTAAAATGAAGGATGTTCCTATGAAATATAATCATATGGACTCCTTTTTAATTATAGCTAGAACCAAGAATAAATCACTGACCTTAACAGTCGATAATATAGGACTTAAATTACGTGCAGAACTATTAGATACGAATACTAATCAAGATATCTATAAAATGGTAAGAAGTGGACTGTTAGATAAGATGAGCTTTGCTTTTACAGTAGATGAACAAGTATGGAACCGTGAAGGCAAGGTTCCAAAAAGAACTATCACAAAGATAGAACGATTGTATGATGTGTCGGTTGTGGATACTCCGGCATATGATGCAACTAGTATATACGCTCGTTCTTTAGAGTCCATGGAGTTGGAACTAAAGGCTATGGATTTAGCAGAGCAAGACGAACAATCAAAAATAATAAAAAAACGCATCAAAATTAAATCACAAATCTAAAGAGGAGAAAAGATGAACTTAGAACTTAGAAGAAAAGAAATCGAATCAAGACTAACAGAAATTAGAAGTATTGTTGATAATGAAACTGATCTAGAAAAACTAGAAACAATGGAATCTGAAACAACAACTCTTCAAGAAGAAAGAATTATGATTGATAAGAAAATGTCAATTGCTTCAAAAACAGAAATCAAACCAATCATTATTGATAATCGCACTCAAATTGACAAAGAAAAATTAGAGTTAAGAGGACAACAATTAAGAGAAAAACGTGTTATTCAAGTATCAAGTGAAGAAATCTTGTTACCTGAACATACCGCATCTAAGGTAGCACCGGTTCCATTTGCTCAAGTATCAAGCTTGGTTAATCTTGTAAATGTAATCAATCTTAATGGTGGTGAAACCTACAAGAAATCATTTGTGAAATCAAACGGTATTGCGGGAACTACACTTGAAGGAGAACTTTACACTGAAGCTGAACCTGCATTTGGATACCTGACAATTTCAAAAGTTAAGTTAACTGTATATACAGAAATAACTGAAGAGCTTGAGAAACTTCCATCTATTCCATATCAAGCGGAAGTATTACGTAACATTCATATGTCTTTAAAGAAAAAAATATCACAACAAATCTTATTAGGTGCTGGAAGTACAAACACATTCACAGGAATTTTTAGTGAGAATGCGGTTGCTCTTGCTGATAAAGCTCCAATTGAGATTGAAGCAATCACCGATACAACTTTGGATGATATCATATTTTCATATGGTGGAGATGAAGAAGTTGAAGGTGGAGCAGTTTTAATCTTAAATAAAGCAGATTTACGTGCTTTTGCTGGTTTAAGAACATCAGATGGAAGGAAAGTACATTCAATCGATACTATCAATAGAACAATAGATGGTATCCCTTATGTAATCAATGGTAATTGTAGTGCATTAAGTAATGTAGCAACTGCAGCAAATTCATACTGTATTGCATATGGGTCATTAAAGAATTATGAAGTACCAGTTTTTTCACCAGTTGAGATAAGCAAATCAACAGACTACAAATTTAAAGACGGTATCATCAGCTTTAAAGCATCTTTATTCACGGGTGGTAACGTAGTTGGATATAACGGATTTTTAAGAATCAAAAAGAAAGCTGTAGTATAGTAGCTAACGCTGATTAACAAAAATAAGAAAGGATCGATTTCATGGCTATTTTAGATATTGTAAAAAAAGCACTACTCATCCCCCTATCAGAATCATTTGCTGATGACGAGTTGAACACTCACATTAGTAGTTGTAAGTCTTATCTTGAAAGTTGTGGGATTGATCCTTCTTATATAAATGATGAATCAAATCCAATGGTTAGTACAATAATTATTATCTTCGTGAAGACATTTTTTGGCTTTAAGAATGATGGGAGTGCAAAAGAACTACCAAAGACATTTGATATGTTGGTAGGACAGATTGCACTGACACAAGGAGTTTCAGAAAATGTATCCTAATTCACCAAACATAAGATTACAACTGCTAACCATGGATATGGTTCAGAATTCTATTGGTAGTTCAGTGTATCAATTACAAAGTTCAAAAGAAGTGATTGGAATCAACTTTAGTCTTACATCAAGAGAGTATTATGAGAGCAAACGTTCTGATACAAAGATTGACGTAGCAGTAAAAGTTCAAAGTTTCTTATATGACAATAGCAAGTACGTTGAAATTGCAGATGAAATTTATAAGGTTGAACGCACATTTCAAATTGGACAATTCATAGAGTTATATTTGAGTAAAACAAAAATTAGAAAGAGTGATATTGTTGGTTACACTTGATGACTTGGGAGTAGCTATTGAAAACATGATAGATGAATATGCTGAAGAGATAGTTATGAAACTTGAAAAAAGATTAGATCAAACTGCACAGGAAATTGTGACATATATAAGCGCTCATGCTCCAAGAAGTGGTGGGACTAAATCGTTCGCAGATTCATTTGTTGCTACACCACAAGGTAATGGCATAAACAAAACAGTGGCAATATACTCAAACACAAAGGGAAAACTAACACATTTGCTTGAATTCGGTTTCACTCATCGAAGCGGTAAATACGTTGGACCCAGACCATTTATGAGACCTGCATATGACTTATTAACACCGAAGATGTTAGAAGACATCAAATCGATTATTGAAAAGGGTGATGCCTAATGCAAGAAAAATTAGAGGATCTATATCAGGTATTGGAATCAGTTTTGCCTGGACAAGTGTTCTATGGAACCAAGAGTAGTATTAATCAAAGTGCTGATTACATTATTTATCAAGAAATCAGTAATAGAGGAAAGACATACGCTGACGATAAGGTTCAAGCAAGAGAAGCAACTATTCAAATTAATGTGGTAACAGAAAAGAAAAATCTCAAATTAGAAGAAAGATTCGAGTTGTATTTAGGTTTAAGTAACTATGAATTTCAGATGCTATCTGAGTTTGTAAATGAAGATGGCTCTACTAATAGAGTCTATGAAATAAAATTGGAGGTATTTTAAATGAGTAATAAAGTAACATTTGGGTTAACAAACGTACACTATGCAGTTGCTACTCAAGCAGAAGATGGAAGTTGGACCTTTGAAATTCCTAAAAGGCTAGAAGGTGCGCAAGAAATTACAACTGAAGCAATTGGTGGTAGCACACAAGTATATGCTGATGATAAAGTAATAGCAACATTAGTTTCTAATTCAGGAGCTAGTGTGACATTGAAATTTACTGAGATTGATGATATATTCAAAAAAGACATCTTTGGTGTTTTGGAGGATACAAATGGAAATCTTGTAGAAGTAGTAAATAGCGAAACAAAGACATTTGCGTTAGGTTATGAAATCCAGGGAGACATAAAAGCAAGACGTATCTGGTATTTCTTATGTACGGCTACACCTTCAGGTGATGCGAGTAAATCTAAAGCTGATTCCATTGAAGCTAATTCAATCACATTGAATATTACAGCTAGACCTATTGAATCGGGAGACAATCTAATCTTAAGATTAATAGCAGGGTTGGGAGACACAAACTATACTGCGTTTCTAACAACAGCACCAGCTTTACCGACATTTATTTAAGGAGATAACTGATTATGGAAAAAACACTTAAACTTGGTGATAAGGACTACCGCCTTCATTCATCATTATTTACGATTATTGATTATCGCAATGTATTCTCAACAGAATTATTTAGTGATATTAAGAAACTAGAGAAATCAAATATCAAAAAAGAAGACGATTTATCAACTGTAATTGACACCATCTTCCGAATTATATATGTACTACATCGCCCTTTCAGTAAGCAATCTTACAATGATTTTCTGATGTCTTTGGATTTTGGGATACTGAGTAACCAAGACGAACTACAGAATCTAACGAATACGATAGGTGAAATGCTTGGTACCTTTCAAAAAGGATCAACACCCAGTTCCTCAACAA